CGCCACGGGCATTGGTGACCTTCGGGCCCGCCGTGGTGCGGCCCTTCGCATAGAGGGCATCCTGCTCGGCGTAGCTGCGCAGGCCGGAGATCGCGCGGACATCGAGGTTTTGCTTCGAGGCGATGGCTTTGGCGGCCATCACAAAAGAGCGCATGACCGGCTGCACCTCGGGGTGGAGGGTGGAAATGGTGCGGTCGCTGCGTGGGTCGAGCGTCATTTCTTTTTCGGCGCGGCCTTTTTTTTCGGGGTGGCGGCCGGGGCTTTTTTAGCGGCTGGTTTTTTCTTCGGCTTGCGGGCGGGCTTGGGCGCTGGCGCGGCGGGGGGCTGGGCCATGGGGAACATTCGGCGGAGGAAGTCGAGGAAGTTCATTTGTCTTTCAGCGCGGGGAGGGTTTGCTGGAACTGCCCAAGGGCGTGCCATAGGTCGCGGTTGGCGGCCTCGCCTTCGGTGAGGCGTGGCTCGAAGCGGACCGTGGCGCGGATGTGCAGGGTTCCTGCTTCGCCGACTCTGTCACCGAAGGGCGGCATGGGGACGGCCACGCAGGAGCTCAGGAAGGCCATCGCTAGGCAGAGCCATCCGAGGATCACCATCGTGGCGGCGACTTTGGCGGGCGTCATTTCTCTTTCCGGAAAACCTCGATCAGGCCGATGACGGCGATCACGCCTGCGGTGATGGCGTTGACCGCTTCGGGGTCGAGGTTGATTCCTGCCAGGCCGAGGAGAATGGCTACGCCGCGAATGGTGCTTGGCTCTTTGAGCTTGGAGAAGAGTGCTTTCATCTCCCTTCTCCGCATGTCAAAGGATCACGGGCGATTGGCCAAGATTTGCTCGATGCGCTTGGTGCGCTCGTCGATGCGGGCCAAAGTCTCGGCGCGGTCGGCGGCGGTGGCTTCGATCTTTTGCAGGCGGGCTTCCTGCTTTTCGTTTTCGACCTCCACGCGGCTGACTTTTTCGGGAAGAATCCACCAGGCTTGAGAGGCTGAGAAGACGGTCGCCACCAGGGCGAGCGCGGCGATGAACTCGCCGACGCTCATTTTTAACCCTGGTCTGTTTCGGACGATCTCGCTGCTCATTAGCTTTGCGACTGAGCGAGAAGCGTTCCGACGATGTTCGTGGTCGCCACATTGGCGAGGCGGTCGGTGTTGAGTGCATCGGTCTTTGCCTTCACTGCATCGAGCTTCGCGGCTTCGGTTGCGGCCATGCGACTGGTGACAGCGGCGTCAACTCGCCCCAACTCGGTGCTGAGTTCGGTGCGGACGGCCGATGCCACTGTGGCGGCGCTTGGCGCGGTTGCTCCGCTTACTGGAGCGTCGAGGCGGGCGAGTTCGGTGGCGAGTTCGCTGCGGACGGCTCCTGCCACTGCCGAGGCTGATGGTGCCGAGGATGTCGGGATGCTGTCGAGCTTTCCGCCAGTGCGCTCGAGGTCGGCGCGGACGGCGGCGACCAGCGAGACTTCGGAGAGGTTCTGGTTTCCGATTGCTCCGACGATGGCGTTGAGGACGGCTTGGCCGTCGGCTTCGTTGAGGAGCGAGCCTTCCACGGAGGCAGCGATGGCGGTGCGCTCGGCGCTGGTGAGCGAGTAGCCGGTTTTGTCGGCGGCGGCCCAGACAGCGCTAGTGATTTCTGCGGGGGTCGGAGGCGTTGTCGGGGCTGTATAGGAAGAACCGGCCAAACGCGACGACACGGAGGCATCCAAACGCCCGAGTTCCACGGACAGCTCGGTGCGGATGTCGGCCACGCTCGGTGCGACGCTCGGTGCGGTGTAATCTGCGGCGGCGAGGCGAGTGCTGATGGCTTGGTCGATGCGGCCGGTGATCGTGGTGGTGAGGCCGACATCGGCGAGGGCGGTATCGGCTTCGGCGTTGACTTGCGCGGCGGTGAGGGTGGAGCGGGAGGAGACAGCAGCGTCGAGGTTTTCGACTCCAGCGCGGCCGAGGACCCAGAGGCTCGGGATGTGTTGCGCGTCAACCGTTGAGTCGGTGGTTTTGAAAATGGCAGCGTATTCGCCCTCGGCGCTGTTGTTGCTGGCGAGGGTGTAGCTGTAGAGTCCGCCGCCGATGGCGGTGGCGCTGCCGCCGGTGACGATTTGCGAGCCGGATGGAGCGTAGATGTCGACGGTGACGGTGAGGCCGGTCTTGCCTGTTTTGCTGGCCGTGAAAAAGGCGAGGAACTTAACGGATGTGGATACTTGTTCGAGCATGGTGGTGGGTGGTTAGATTTCTTCGGGTTGCGGGATGAGGGCGACGGCGTCGGCCATGGGTATGATTTGCACTTGCGGGAAAAGCTCGGCGGGGAGGTGCGCGAAGCCCTGCGCGTAGAGTCCGCCGGGGCCGGTCTCGGTGAGGAGGTCGGCGCATAGCATGAGTCGGCCATCGGTGAGCGGCACTGGCGCGGCGACATGGAGCGGGTTGCCGTATTGCTGCTGGATCGCGCCGAGGGTGGCGGCTTGCTCGGGCGTGAGCACGATGGCGAGTTCCTTGGCGGTCTCGTAGCTCACAGGTTGGGTGATTAGTTCGGCGAGGGTCATGGGATGGCGGCGGCGAGGGCGGTCATGAGGTTGGACACGCGAGTGTCGAGGAGGGCAAGGTCGAGGTTTTCGCCAATGGAATAAAATGAAAGCGACCCGTTAAATATACTTGACGAATAGATAGTTCCGTTACTTTGCGTCGCGCCAAAAACTAAAATGTTGTTTGAACTTGCCGCAGAGCTGGTGACGGAAATGGTTGCAGAGCTGGCAGTCGGTCGGCGGCGCACATAATTCGCGGATGCATTGCGCGACACGCCATAAAAACCGAGCGCGGAGGCAGTGCCTTGAGTAGGAACTGCGATGGTTGCATTGTGGAAGCGCGGATACAAAACTCCACTGGCATGCAAGATGTGAGAAAAGCAGCTAATGTCGTCAACGCCTATCGAATAGCGAGTTCCGCCGGCGGCTGCTACAGACATATTCACTGCTAAGTGGGCGTTGTTTTGGGGGTCGGCGTTGTGGGCGCGGTTGGAATTTAAATATTTAGTAGTGCCATTTCCCTTTAATCCGGTTTTCCGGTTAAAATCGGCGCTCACGAAATTGTTGTTAGTGGGGGCCGTGCCGACGAGAGGCACGAGTGCGCCGGAAAGAGTCCGCGCTCCAGCCAAAATGCAGGAGGATTTGATAGAACTCCAAATGCCATCCGTGACACAGCCAGAAATGAAATTTTGGTAGGCAGTTTTGACGGCGGATTCCAAAGATTGGCCGTCTACAGCTTCAATGGCGGCGATGTAGTCGGCGGCGATCTGAGCTGCGTTTATTCCTGCCGTCGGAATGCGCAGCGGGGAGAGTTGGCCGTAGAGTGGCGTGATCATTGGTAATTGAGCGAGGCTCTAGAATTCCACGAGCCTGTTGCCGAGGATTCGGTGGAGGTGTTGCCGTCTGCGGAAAATTGGGTGCGGGAGATTTCCCAGGACTCGGCGTCGTAGATGGAGCCGGTGGCGGGGACATCCGTGTAGAGGAGATAGCCGAGGTATGTGGTGTCGCCGTTGCTGTCGAAAACGAACACGCGGTCAGGGGCTTCACCTGCTCCTGCGAGCTTGTAGACTTCGCCTGTTGCCGGGTTGCGCGCGAAGATTCGGCGGTCGGCGTGATTGATCGAGATCGCGCCGAGGGCGAGATCGTTTGCGGTCGGGATTCGTCCCGGCACCGTCGATTTTTTTGGGATGATTTGTTGATTTGGCATGGGCCTTTTTTATTCAGCGAGATTTTAGGCTCCCCCGCTTGGCGAGGCGGCATGGGCCGCCCCGCCGGGGAGTGGGTTGCGGTTAGTAGGTTCCGCCGTCGATGGTCGTCTCGAGCGCGCTGATGCGGGTCTCGTGGTCGGCGACATCGGCCTCGACTGCGTCCAGGCGGCTGTCGGCGCTGGCTCCTTCGAGCAGGTCGAGTCTGTTGCTCAGGCTGGTGTCGGCTGTCGAACGAGTCGAAGCCTCGCTGTCGATGTTCGACTGGAGGGTCGTGTCGGCTGATTGGCGCGCTGTCTGCTCGCTGGAAATCGCGCTCTGACGAGCGGAGGTTTCGGCGGCGAGGTCGGTGCCGAGGTCCACGATGTCCTGCTCTGCGGCGGAAACGCGGCTGGTCAACGCTGTCGCGGAGGTCTCGACCCCATCGATGCGCAGGCCCAACGCTGTGTCGCCGGACTGGCGTGCGCTGGTCTCGTCGGCAATATCGTCGTTGATTGAGAGGACGGCGGCCGCGAGGGCGTTGTCGTTGGTCAGGTCAACGCTGTTGATGAGGTCCACGACCTCTTTGAAAGTATCGGCATCCGCTGTGGAGGCGGAAAGGATCGCATCGATGCGGCCTTTTTCAGTCGTGATTTTGCCGTCCAAAACGAGGTCGGATGCTTCGCGGGCGCTCTGCTCTGCCGAAACAGCGGCGATGCGTGCTGTCTCTTCTGCAGAAATATCGGCGGCGAGATCGCTCTCGGCACCTTGGGCGCGGCTGATTTCCGAATTCAGCGAGGTGCTGAGATTTGAATCACCGGCGGTGCGAAGAGCGGCCTCGGCTGCGACGGCAGAGTCAACGAAGGTTTTCTTCGCGTAGCTCTCGCCGGAGAGGTCGAAAACGCCTTCTTCGGTTCCGATGAAAAGTTTCTTGTTGAGTTTGTCGAAGCCCAACTCTGCGAGCTGGAGCGATACCGGGGAGCCTGTGCCCCTTTTGATGCGAATTACTGGATTAGCCATATGATTTTTTTAGGTGGTGGTGGTTGTGGGTTTCGTTTGGGGGGTGAGTGTCAAAAAGCGCCGGCGTCGATGACCGGGATCATGAGGGCGTAGCTGCTGGCGGAGGGCGACCAGCGGTAGGGCATTCCCTCGTCGAGGGCCATGTAGAGGCGGTCAGGCTTGCCGATGGCGGGGAAGGCCGAGCGAGTGGGATATTCGACGACGGAGGGCGGGAGGCTGAGGTCGAAGGACGAGAGGTCCAGCGTCTGCGTGATGTTGCTCTCGGTGATTGTCGTCATTGGAAGGAGAGGCTTTCCCGGTTAGCCCACGAGCCGGTGGCTTGGGCGGTTGAAATCACGCGCCCGGCGGCGTTGAGCGTGGTGCGTTTAATTGTCCAGGTGGTGGCAGTCTCGGGCAGGGCTGGCGCGGTGGGGCGGTTGGCGTTGAGGAGTCGGCCGCTGTAGGTGGTGAGGCCGTCGGTGCTGGAGTCGAATGCGAAAAGGTAGAGCGTCGGATCGATCGGCGGCTGGACGGTTCGCAGGCCGAGGGCGGTGCAGGCGATCTGGGTTCCGGCGGCGGGCGCGGCGTCGAAGGTGATTGTGCCGCTGGCTTCGCTGACGGTGTAGTCGGTCGTCGGCGTCTGCGTGACGCCGTTCAAGGCGACGAGGACATGCTCGGGGTCGTTGCCCGCGAGGCCGTCGATGAGGAAGGTGGTGGCGGTGCCGTCGCCGTAGCGGATCGTGGAGTTGATCGAGAGGCCGGGAGCCGAGGCGATGATGTAGGACGAGAGGCCGGTGATTTCGCTGGCGGCGTGGGTGTGGATCGCGTCGGCTTTTGAGAGTTCTACCCAGAGCTTGAAGGCTGGCGAGGCGGCGGGATCGAATTCGGCCCAGTAGCTTGAGCCGGGGGGATAACCGGGGTTTGGCTCGCCGATGCGGACATAAAGCTCGCCGTTGAAAGATACGACTTGGCCAGGGGAGTAGTCGCCGCCGTTGTCGTAGAGGCCGCGATAGTCCACGGGCTCGGGCTGGAGGGCCGAGTCGGCTTTTGCGCCTTGCGCGGAGGTGGCTTTGCCGTTGATCTGAGTTTGCAGACTGCCGATGCTGGCGGCGGCTTCGGCAATCGAATCCAACGCGGCGGGGTCCAGATTCGCGGCGAGATAATCGATGCGCTGGCCGAGCGCGGTATCGGCGGCGGAAAGGGAGGCGAGGTCGGCATCGAGGCCGGTGATCTCGCTCTTGAGGTGGGTGTGCGCTGTGGCTGGGAAGGTGGCCGGCTTGTTGAGCACGCTGTCCCAAGTCGGAGGGGGGGCGAGTTCCGCGATGGCCTGTGCCGTGCGCAGGGGCGTCATCCACGATTCGTGGCTGGTGCCTGCCTCGGCTTCGGCTTGGGTGGCTTTTTCTATAGTTAGGACGGCCCAGGCGGAGCCGGTCCAGCGCCAGCGGCGGCCATCGATGGCGGGGGCCGGGAGTGGCGGGTAGATTTGGCCGGGGGCGGGGTTTTCGGGGAAGGCGATCATGGCAGGGCGGCTGCGTATTCCTCGGCAGTGATTTCTTCGGCGCCCTCGGCGGCGAAGCGCTCGGCTATGGGCGCGATGGCGGCGAGGAGGCATTGGCCATTGGCATCGCGGGGGGCTTGGTCGGCAGGTGCAAACCAGGTGTCGGCCTGCGCGGAGGGGAATCCGCTGGCGGCATCCATGGAAGCGCGGATGGCTTCGTAGCGCTCAGTGGTGGATCGGAAGAAACGATTCACAGTGCGATCCCCCATTTGGTCGAGAGGTAGGATTCGACTTGCTGACGCTCGGCGGTGGTGAGCAGGCGGTCGTAGGCGATGACCTCAGCGATTGATCCGGAGAGGTTGCTGCCTTGAACTATGCCTCCGGTGCTGTTGATGCGTGCGCCGAGTCGAGCGCGAACAACTTCGCGATTTGTGGCGGGAAATGTATCGACTGCGGCCGATGCGGCAACGCCGTTTAGGTAGTTTATGATCTGCGTTCCTGTGTGCGTGAATGTTCCTATTGCAAAAGTTGACAAGATCAAATTACTTGCAGACAACGCATCACTGCTCCCGTTTGCGGCGGATGCAATCAAGGGGATAGCCGTGCCGCGTTGCATTGCCGGAAGGTAAGTGATTAAATCGGATGCCCCCGATTCAGATTCGGAAAATATTCCAGAAGTCGATTTTGCTGTAAAAATTGAAAAAACAACAAAGAGAGATTGAGTCGGGTAGCTGCGAGTGTAGAGGCCATCAAGGAAATCATCGGTGCCGTCGAAGGTGATGGTGTTTTTCCCGTTGAGCGAGGCAGTGGTAAGGACTGGGCGGCTGTTGACGGTGCTCTGGGTGAAGTGGCGCGCGTTGCTGGATCGGTCTTCCCAGCGGCCGATGGCAGAGCCGTTCGTGGTGAGAAGCGCGCCGCCGCTCGTGGAATCGTAGATGCCGCTCGTGGCATCCAACCAGAGAGCCAGAGAAGTGAGCGAGGCGGGGGTCCAAACGGTTTCGCCGCCACCGCCGCCTCCGCCGCCCGAGCCTCCGCCGGTGAGTAGCGAGACACTGCCCAAAGTGACGGCGCTGGCGGTCGTGGCACCGCTGGGGATGACGATGTAGAAAGTGGTAGGAGCAGGCGAGGCGGGGAGCGCGGTAACGACCTGCATCGAGGCTACGCCTGTGCCGGAGATTTTCTCCGCAAGGGAAGTGGAGAGATTTGTGACATCCGCGATGGCGTGCGTGTGACCGGGCTGGCTGGCCGAGTCGGCTTTCGCGCCTTGCGCGGCTGTGGCGTAGTTGCTCGCGGCTGTGGCTGCGGCAGTGCCGAGGGTGGGCTTGTCGGTGAGGTCGTTGTAGCTGGTGACCCCGCCGCCGCCTGTGCCAGTGCCGCCGAGGGCGCCGGTGGAGGAGCCGCTGGTTTCTAGCCAT